AGATGGAGAAGCTCATGGGCAAAAAGACCTTTGCCGAGGTGCTCGGCGGTCTGGTTATCAAGCCCAAAGGAAAGCCGACGCTCGTTCCCGCATCCGACAGGCGCCCGGCTATCACGTCCACGGGTGCAAAACAAGACTTTACCGACTATAAAGGAGAACTGTAATTATGGCTAACAAGATGAATTCGACCAAAGTTGTGACCGGCGTTGTCCGCCTGTCCTACGCAAACGTGTGGGAGCCTGCCTCCATCAATGGCAGCAACCCCAAGTATTCCGTGTCCCTCATTATTCCGAAATCCGATAAGCAGACCCTCGACGCCATCAACGCCGCCGTGGACGCTGCCATCAAGGAGGGTGTCGCCAAGTTCGGCGGGAAGATCCCCAACAAGGCGGCTCTGAAGCTCCCGCTCCGTGACGGCGATACCGAGCGTGACGATGAAGCCTACAAGAACAGCTTCTTCGTAAACGCCAACAGCACCACCGCGCCCCAGATCGTGGACCGCAGCGTCCAGCCGATCCTTGACCGCTCCGAGGTGTATTCCGGCTGCTACGCCAGAGTGTCCGTCAACTTCTACGCCTTCAACTCCAACGGCAACCGCGGCATCGCCTGTGGTCTTGGCAACATCCAAAAGGTTCGTGACGGTGAGCCTCTCGGCGGCAAGTCCTCTGCGGCTGACGATTTCGCCACCGACCTGGACGACGACTTCCTGTCCTGAGAAAGGAGTGCAACACAATGGAACTGATTCAGAACATCCTGGTAACCGCCCTCCTTGGAATCTGGGCCTGCCTCAGCATCGGCTTCTTCGTTTGGTTGGTGCAGGGCATCAGCAATGACCACAAGCGTGAAAAGCGTGAGAAGGAACAGGCTTCCCGTGACCTGGAATACCACGAGAAGCGCATGAAGGAATTCAAGTAACCCCAGACGGCTCTGTGGGTGGCAGAAATTGACCTCTGCCACCCATATTCCGTAGGAAGGAATGCGTATGAAAACACTTAGCATCGATATTGAGACATTCTCCTCCGAGAACCTCACCAAATGCGGCGTGTACCGCTATGCCGAAACCCCGGACTTTGAGGTGCTGCTCTTCGGCTATTCGGCGGACGGCGCACCGGTGCAGGTCGTGGATCTGACTGCCGGAGAAACGCTTCCTGCCGATGTCCGCTCTGCGCTGACCGACCCTGCCGTGACCAAATGGGCATTCAATGCACAATTCGAGCGTGTGTGTCTGTCCCGCTATCTTGGATACCCAACCGGACAATATCTCGACCCGTCCTCCTGGCACTGCACGATGGTCTGGGCGGCAACGCTGGGTCTGCCGCTTTCGCTGGAAGGCGTCGGTGCCGTGCTGGGTCTGGAAAAGCAGAAGCTCAAAGAAGGCAAAGACCTCATCCGGTATTTCTGCACCCCGGCAAAAGCAAGGGACGGTTCGCTTATTCGACATTATCCGACAGATGCTCCGGAGAAATGGTCGCTGTTCAAAGCCTACAACCTCCGGGATGTGGAAACGGAAATGTCCATTCAGCAGAAGCTCTCCAAGTTCCCGGTCACGGAATCCGAGTGGCGCAACTACACCCTCGACCAGCAGATCAACGACCGGGGCATCATGCTTGACCGCACCCTTGTCACCCAGGCGATTCGCTGCGATGAACGCTTCAAGCGGACGCACATGGAGCAGGCCCGCTCGGTGACCGGCTTGGATAACCCCAACAGTCCGGTGCAGCTCAAGGCGTGGCTTGCCGAAAAAGGCGTGGAGGCAGATTCGCTCTCCAAAGCCGCCGTGGCAGATATGCTCGAAAAGGCAGACGGAGAAATCGAACTTGCCCTCTCCCTGCGGCAGGAGCTTGCCAAGAGCAGCGTCAAGAAATACACCGCCATGCAGACGGTAGTCGGCTCGGATAACCGTGCCAGAGGGCTTATCCAGTTTTACGGGGCCAATCGCACCGGACGCTATGCCGGTCGGCTCATCCAGGTGCAGAACCTGCCGCAGAACCATCTGCCGGATCTGGACACCGCACGGGCGCTGGTCCGCAGCGGCAATACGGACGCCGTGGAAATGCTCTATGACTCCGTACCGCTGGTACTGTCCGAGCTTATCCGCACCGCCTTTGTGCCGAAACCCGGCTGCCGCTTTTATGTGGCAGACTTCTCCGCCATCGAGGCGAGGGTCATCGCATGGATCGCTGGGGAGCATTGGCGGCAGGAGGTTTTTGCAAAGGGCGGCGACATTTACTGCGCTTCCGCTTCGCAGATGTTCCATGTCCCCGTAGAAAAGCACGGCGTGAACGGGCATCTGCGGCAGAAAGGCAAAATTGCCGAACTGGCTCTTGGCTACGGTGGCTCCGTGGGTGCGCTGAAAGCAATGGGCGCACTGAACTACGGTTTGCAGGAAGAAGAACTGAAACCGCTGGTGGATGCCTGGCGTCTGTCCAACCCCCACATCACAAAGTTCTGGTGGGATGTGGACAAAGCAGCTTCCACCTGCGTCCGAGAGCGAACTGCCACAGAAACACACGGCATTCGCTTCTATTATCAGAGCGGCATGATGTTCGTGGTGCTGCCTTCCGGCAGACGGCTCGTGTATGTGAAGCCGAAAATGGGTCTGAACCGCTTCGGCAATGAGTCCGTGACCTATGAAGGTGTCGGCGAACAGAAAAAGTGGCTGCGGCTGGAAAGCTACGGACCCAAGTTCGTGGAGAACATCGTCCAGGCAACGGCAAGGGACATTCTTGCGGAAGCTATGCTCCGGCTGAATGCTGCCGGGTACCGCATCGTCATGCACGTCCACGATGAAGCGGTCATCGAAGCACCGCCGGATACTTCGTTGGAGAATATCTGCTCCGTCATGGGGCAAACGCCCACTTGGGCATCGGGGCTGCTGCTCCGAGCAGACGGCTATGTCTGCGATTTTTATAAGAAAGACTGAGGTGACCCAAATGGGAGTCAATAAATTCAATTGCGAGGGGTATTACGACCCCACTGCCTACGAGGCACTGACGAAGATCGAGCAGGAAGCCAAGGCATTTCGAGCCTTCCGGCCTGTGGTGTATATCTGCTCTCCGCTGGCTGGGGATATGGTGAAGAACCAGGAGAACGCCCGTACTTACTGCCGCTTTGCTGTGGACGCCGGGTACATCCCCATTGCCCCATACATCTACTTTCCCCAATTCATGAATGACAATGACCGCAGGGAGCGTGACCTGGCACTGTTCATGGACATCGTCCTGCTCTCCAAATGCGCCGAGCTGTGGGTGTTCGGAGAGAAAATCACCAGCGGCATGAGCATCGAGATCGAGAAAGCAAAACGAAAAAGTCAGATTATCCGTTACTTTACCGAAAACTGTGAGGAGGTACGCAGATGAAGATCGCAGTCGGCAACAGCCGCATGGATAAAAAGTGGAAGAACCAGGACATCTCCTGGGCGGATCTCTGCGCCCGCTGCGGCAGCACCATCCGCACCACGGAAACGGTCGAAGAATACAGCAAGCTGAAAAAGGGTCAGCAGGACGGCATCAAGGATGTGGGCGGCTTCGTCGGAGGGCATCTCCGGGAAGGTCGCCGCAAAAACGGCATGGTGCTGTGCCGCTCTCTGCTCACCTTGGATATGGACTACGGCACCCCGGATATCTGGGATGAAATTACGCTGTTCCACGATTTCAAGTGCTGCGTCTATTCTACCCATAAACACACGCCGGAACATCCCCGTCTCCGTCTGCTTATCCCGCTGAAACGGGAAATCAGTGAGGAGGAATATCCGGCAGTCGCCCGCATGGTGGCAAAGGAGATCGGCATTGACCTCTTTGACGATACCACTTACGAGGCATCCCGGCTCATGTACTGGCCTTCCACCTCCTCTAACGGCGAGTTTTTCTACAAGGTGCAGGACGGCGCAGAGCTTGACCCAGATGAATACCTTTCCCGTTACGATGATTGGCACGATGCCTCCACCTGGCCGGTTTCCAGCCGCCAGTCCGAGGTAATACAGCACAGTATCGCCCAGCAGGCCGACCCGCTGACAAAGCCGGGTGTGGTGGGTGCTTTCTGCCGAGCCTATACCGTGGAGGAAGCCATCGATGCCTTTCTCTCGGAAGTGTATGCGCCGTCTGCGATGAACGGCCGTTACGACTATATCCCCGCCGATTCGTCTGCCGGTGTCATCGTCTACGATGGCAAGTTCGCATACAGCCACCATGCCACAGATCCGGTCTGCGGTCGGCTGCTGAATGCTTTTGACCTGGTGCGCCTGCACCGTTTCCGTGACTTGGACGATAAGTGCGCCCCGGATACCGCCCCCAGCAAGCTGCCGTCCTTCCAAGCAATGTCGGATTTTGCCCTCAAGGACGAGAAAGTCAAAGCGGTCTTTGCCGAGGAGCGCAAAGCCCAAGCAAGCGAAGAATTCTCCGACGAGGACTGGCAGAAAGCCTTGGAGCTGGACAAGGCCGGCAAGGTAAAAAACACGCTGCAGAACCTCACCGTAATCCTCATGAACGACCCGCTTCTGAAACCGCTGGTGTTCAATCAGCTTCTGGACGGCATGGAGATCAAGGGCGATGTGCCTTGGCGGCACCCCTCGAAATTCTGGCGGGATGCGGATGATGCCCAGCTTATCAGCTATGTGGATTCCCACTACGGCACCTTCTCCGCTCGAAACTATGACATTGCCGTGGCGAAGGTCACGGACGACCGCTCCTACCATCCCATTCGGGAGTTCATTGAAAATCTGCCGGAGTGGGACAAGGTTCCCTGTGTGGACACGCTGCTCATCGACTACCTCGGTGCAGACGATAACGAGTATGTCCGAGCTGTCACCCGGAAGACCCTCTGCGCTGCCATCAAGCGTGTGCTGTATCCCGGCTGCAAATTTGACTCCATGCTGGTGCTGAACGGTCCTCAGGGTGTGGGCAAAAGTACCCTTATTGCCAAGCTGGCCGGAGAGTGGTTTTCGGACAGTCTGAACCTGGGTGACACCAAGGACAAGACCGCTGCCGAGAAGCTGCAGGGGTACTGGATCTTGGAGATCGGCGAATTGGCAGGTCTGAAGAAGGCCGAGGTGGAAACGCTGCGTTCCTTCCTCTCCCGTCAGAACGACATTTACCGTGCGGCATTCGGCAAACGGGCGACGCCGCATCTGCGCCAGTGCGTGTTCTTCGGCACCACCAACGCCGAGTCCGGCTATCTGCGGGACACCACCGGAAACCGCCGCTTCTGGCCGGTCAAGACGCCTGGTACGGGCATCAAGCACTCCTGGGATCTGACCCCGGAGCTGATCTGCCAGATCTGGGCGGAAACGCTGGTGTATGTGAAGCAGGGCGAGAAGCTCTATCTGAGTGCCGAGTTGGAAGCACTGTCCAAGGCTGAACAGCGGGAGGCGATGGAGTCCGACGAGCGTGAAGGGCTTGTCCGGCTGTATCTCGACACGCTGCTCCCGGAGGATTGGGACGGCATGGACATCTTCGAGCGCCGCAACTTCCTCACAGGCAGCGACTTCGGCGATACCCAAAAGCATGGTACGGTCAAGCGCACCCAGGTGTCCAACATGGAGATTTGGTGCGAGTGCTTCGGCAAGGAACGTGCCAATATCCGCAGAACGGACAGCAACGAGCTGACCGCCATCCTTGCCCGTCTTGGCTGGAAGCGGCTGGACAGCAAGGTGCGTATCCCGCTTTACGGTCCGCAGTATGTCTTTGTTCCCAAGGAGTGTTCCTAATGAAAATGACTGTACCCGATATCCTTCGGAACAGGTTCCGGGGAGAAGCAGATCCGCTCGGCACATTTATGGGAACACCCCATGGGAACGGCGGCGGCCCCATAAGTACCAAAGAAAACAGGCGGTCTTGTTCCTGTGTTCCTAACCTTTCTTATATATCGAAAGAAGAAGGAATAAAGAGCAACAAGCACGCAATACCCGCATTTGCGCGTGTAAAGGACTTTTCGGGTTTTGAGAACGCAGGAGGTCATTATGCGTGAGAAAACGATAGAAGCAAAGCTGGTGCAGGCTGTACGCACAAAAGGCGGTCTTGCACCGAAGTTTACAAGCCCCGGCCTTGATGGAGTACCGGACCGTCTGGTACTCCTGCCCGGCGGCAGAATTGCCTTCATTGAGTTGAAAGCACCGGGCAAAACACTCCGCCCTCTGCAAGTAAGGCGAAAAAGGCAGTTAGAAGCACTCGGCTTTTCGGTGTACTGCATCGATAGCCCAGAACAGATTGGAGGGATACTCAGTGAAATACAAGGCGCATGACTACCAGGCGTATGCCACGAACTTCATCCTGGAGCATCCAATCTCCGCTGTATTCCTCGACATGGGTCTTGGTAAGAGCATCATCACGCTTTCCGCCATCTTCGACCTTTGCCTCGACAGTTTTCTGGTTCGCAAGGTGCTGGTCATCGCTCCGCTGCGTGTCGCCAGAGATACATGGCCTGCGGAAATCCACAAGTGGGATCATCTGCATGGGCTGACCTACTCGGTGGCTGTCGGTACAGAAGCAGAGCGCAAGGCGGCACTCCGGCAGCGGGTCAGCGTGTACATCATCAACCGGGAGAATGTCCAGTGGCTCATTGAGGAGAGCGGCATCCCTTTCGACTACGACATGGTGGTCATTGATGAGCTGTCCTCCTTCAAGAGCTATCAGGCAAAGCGGTTCAGAACTCTTCTGAAAGTCCGTCCCGGCATCAAGCGCATCGTGGGCCTGACCGGCACGCCAAGCAGCAACGGTCTTATGGATCTGTGGGCGGAGTTTCGCATCCTCGATATGGGCAAGCGGCTCGGTCGGTTCATCACCCATTACCGCAACACCTTCTTCCGCCCGGACAAGCGCAACGGACAGGTGGTGTTCAGCTACAAGCCGCTGCCCGGTGCGGAGGAACAAATCTACGATGCCATCTCCGACATCACCATCTCCATGAAAGCCGTCGACCATTTGGATATGCCGGAGTGCGTTCATAATGACGCCATTGTGACGCTATCCGAAATAGAGCGCAAAGCCTACGATTCCATGAAACAAGACCTGGTTATCTCGCTGAAAGGCGAAGAAATCGACGCCGGGAACGCTGCGGCTCTTGCGAACAAGCTCTCCCAGATGGCAAATGGAGCAGTCTACGGAGAAGACAAGCGTGTGTTTCAGATACACGACCGCAAGCTGGATATGCTGGAGGATCTCATCGAAGCCGCCAACGGGAAACCCGTCCTTGTGGCGTACTGGTTCAAGCACGACCTGGAGCGTATCTCCGAGCGGCTGCACAAACGGCACATCCCGTTCAACCTGCTCGACGATTCCGACAGCATCCGCAGATGGAACGGCGGTGAGCTGCCTGTGGCGCTCATCCACCCGGCCTCTGCCGGTCATGGACTGAACCTGCAGGCAGGCGGCTCGACCCTCGTCTGGTTTGGGCTGACCTGGTCGCTGGAGCTTTACCAGCAGACCAACGCCCGACTGTGGCGACAGGGACAGACCGCCGATACCGTGGTCATTCACCACATTATTGCCAAAGACACCATCGACGAGCGCATCATGACTGCGCTCCGTAAAAAAGAAAAGACCCAGACCGCGCTCATCGATGCGGTCAAGGCCAACTTGGAGGGATGAGAATGGAAACCTGTTATACGAACCTCGCAAACGCTATTATTCTGGCGGCAGCGAAAGACCATCGCCGTGCGCTGCGCCGTTTGAAGAAATACCCCTGGGACAAGGATGCCGAATCCGTCAGAAAGGATTGTGAGCGGTTTTTCCGCTCCGGCTGGTTTCAGACGCTTACTTCTCTGGACGGTGAGGTGCTGATCGAAAAACTCCACCGGGAGGTGTACGGCGTATGACGGCAAAGGAATATCTCAGTCAGGCATACCGCCTCGACCAGCGTATCGATTCCAACATTGCGGAGATCACCCGCCTGCGGGAAATGGCCTGCGGTATCTCCTCGCCGTCCTGGGAGGAAAAAGTGCAGACCTCTCGCAACACGGATGCGCCCTTCGTGCGGTGCCTGGAAAAGATCATGGACCTTGAAAAAGTGGTCAATGGTGAGATCGACACCCTCGTTGACTTGAAACGGCAGATCCGCACGACTGTGGACACCGTTGCCAATGTCAACGAGCGCATGGTTCTCCGCTACCGCTACATCCACAACATGACCTGGGAGCAGATCGGCGGAGAGTTGAACGCAGACGAAAGCACCATTCGCAGATGGCACAAGGCAGCGCTTTCGGCGGTGGTTGTACCCACCGACCCGATTCGGATCTGAAAGACGCCGGAAATACCCGCCTTTGTCGGTAGATGCCCACCTCGACATTATGATATGATATAATCAGCGAAAAAGAATCGAGGACAGCCTCATGGGAGCAATCCCGTGGGGCTTTTCTTATGCCCGAAGGAGGTGAGCAAATGCCCAAGCGACCACTCAGACCCTGCTCTCATCCCGGCTGCCCCAACCTCTGTGAAGGACAGTTTTGTGAACAGCACCGTGTGGAGGAACGCCGCAAGTACGACAAATACGAGCGCAGCTCCGATGTTAACCGCAAGTACGGCAGAGCATGGAAACGCATCCGTGACCGCTATGCGGCGGAGCATCCCCTCTGTGAGATGTGCCTCAAGGAAGGTCGGCTGACTCCGGTACAGGAAGTTCACCACATCCTGCCCGTTTCCAAAGGCGGCACTCACGCAAGGGACAACCTGATGAGCCTCTGTCAGTCCTGCCACACCAAGATCCACCACGACCTCGGCGACCGGTAGGGGGATGAAAATCTCCGGGTCTTTCCGTTTCGGGCAACGGCCCGGGGTCACGTGTGCGAAAAAGGCAAAATCAAAAGGGTAATTAAGGGAGGTGAACTCGGATGCCCACAAAATCAAATAACACAGGCGGGCGCGGCGGTGCAAGACCCGGTGCGGGAAGGAAGAAATCCGCAGTCAAGGATAAGGCCGAAAACGGTAATCCCGGCGGCAGAAAACTTGAAGTGCTGGATATTCCCGAAGTCGAGGGTGTTGCCATGCCGAAGCCCCATGATTTTCTTTCTGCCGAGCAGCGGGACGGCAGCGTCCTGCAGGCGCAGGAAATTTACACAGAAACCTGGCAGTGGCTCAAAGGCATCGGCTGTGCCGCAAAGGTGTCGCCGCAGCTTTTGGAGCGCTACGCCATGTGTTCCGCACGGTGGGTGCAGTGCGAGGAAATGACCAACCGCATGGGTTTCCTCTCCAAGCACCCTACCACGGGAAAGCCGATCCCGTCCCCATTTATTAACATCGGCATCAACTACATGAACCAGGCGGTTCGGCTCTGGAATGAGATCTTCCAGATTGTGAAAGAAAACTGCAGCACGGAATACGGTGAGTCAACGCCACAGGATGACCCTATGGAGCGCCTGCTCCGTGCGAGAAAGGGGTAACACCATGTTTGAAAAAGTAAATCCCTGCCACCCGGACAAGGTGGCGGACAGAATTGCCGGGGCGCTTGTCGACCTGGCATACAGAAAAGAAGCGAATCCCCGCATCGCTGTGGAAGTCCTCATCGGTCACGGCGTGTGCCACATTATTGCGGAAATTTCCGTCATGCTGGACAAGGCGGATATCACCGCCGCCGTCCACCGCATTGCCGGAAATCTCGCCGTGGACTATGTGGAAGTGCCGCAGGACGGTCACCTTGCCGATAACCAGGCAGACGGCGTCCGCTGCGGCGACAACGGCATCTTCAAAGGAATGCCCATGACCGAGGATCAGAAAACGCTGTCTGAGATTGCACGGAATATTTTCTCCGTGTATCCCTATGACGGGAAGTACATTCTGGACGGCGACCGACTTATCCTCTGTCAGAGCAATGCCGAGACACAGCATCTGCGCGAGATTTATCCCACCGCTGAAATCAACCCGTTGGGCGACTGGACAGGTGGCACCGATGTGGACACCGGCGCTACCAACCGCAAGCTCGGCTCGGATATGGCTGACTCGGTGACGGGCGGCGGTCTGCACGGTAAGGATCTGTCCAAGGCGGATGTGTCCGTCAACATCTACGCTTTCCTCAAAGCCCAGGAAAGCGGCAAGCCCGTAACGCTCTGCTGTGCCATCGGGGACAATGCCGTGGATGGCAGACCGTATGAGGAAATTGTCGAGATTGCTCGAAAATACATCTCCGACCTTGGCGGCTTTGAGAAGTTTGCGGAATGGGGGCTGGTCTGATGAAAACAACGACTGAGATGCAGCTCGTTCCCATTACAAAGCTGGTGCCGTATGTCAACAACGCCCGGACACACAGCCCGGAGCAGATCAATAAGCTCCGTTCCTCGCTCCGTGAGTTCGGCTTTATCAATCCTGTTATTATCGACCGTGACTATGGCGTGATTGCCGGTCACGGTCGTATTCTTGCCGCCAAGGAGGAAGGCATCACCGAGGTGCCGTGCGTCTTTGCCGACCACCTCACCGAAGCCCAGAAGAAAGCCTACATCATTGCCGACAACCGCATGGCGATGGATGCGGGCTGGGATGAAGAACTCCTGCGTGTGGAGATTGAGTCCTTGCAGGCGGCAGACTTCGACCCGCTCCTCACCGGTTTTGACGAAAAAGAGCTGTCAAAGCTGTTTGACGATGGAATCGAAGCCAAAGAGGACGATTTCGATGTGGATGCCGAGCTGCAAAAGCCTACCTTCACGAAGCCCGGTGACATCTGGACGCTGGGGCGGCACCGGCTCATCTGCGGTGACAGTACAAAAGAGGAAACCTACACTGCTCTCATGGACGGCCGCAAAGCAAACCTCGTCATCACCGACCCGCCCTACAATGTGAACTACGAGGGCAGCGCCGGAAAAATCAAGAACGACAACATGGCATCGGAGAAGTTTTTCGACTTCCTCTTCGATGCCTTTTCCAATATGGAGAAGGTCATGGCGGACGATGCCTCCATCTATGTGTTCCACGCCGACACTGAGGGGCTGAACTTCCGAAAGGCTTTTGACGCTGCTGGGTTCTATCTCTCCGGCTGCTGTATCTGGAAGAAGCAGTCCCTCGTGCTGGGACGCTCCCCGTACCAGTGGCAGCACGAGCCGTGCCTTTACGGCTGGAAGAAGAAAGGCAAGCACCAGTGGTACACTGGGCGCAAGGAGTCCACCATCTGGGAGTTCGACAAGCCCAAGAAAAACGGCGACCATCCTACCATGAAGCCGATTCCACTTCTGGCCTATCCCATTCAGAACAGTTCTATGGCAAACAGTGTGGTTCTCGACCCCTTCGGTGGCTCTGGCTCTACGCTCATTGCCTGTGAGCAGACCGACCGCATCTGCTGCACCATCGAACTGGACGAGAAGTTCTGCGATGTCATTGTCCGCAGATACATCGAGCAGGTTGGCACGGATGAAAAGGTCAGCGTTCTGCGTGATGGCAAGGAATACAAGTTTAGTGAGGTAGCGCCCCATGACGAATAAGACTTTGACCCTCGGAAGCCTGTTTGACGGCTCCGGGGGCTTTCCATTGGGGGGACTGCTTGCCGGTATCACTCCCGTGTGGGCTTCGGAGATCGAGCCGTTTCCCATTCGGGTGACCACCAAGCGCCTGCCTTTTATGAAGCACTACGGGAACATCTCCGCTATGGACGGCGGCAGGATCGAACCCGTGGACATCATCACCTTCGGCAGCCCGTGCCAGGACATGAGCATCGCCGGTCGAAGGGACGGTCTGGACGGTTCCCGTTCCAGCCTTTTCTATGAAGCCGTCCGAATCATCAAAGAAATGAGGTGTGCCACCGATGGCAAATATCCGAGATGGATCTGCTGGGAGAATGTTCCCGGTGCCTTCTCCTCGAACAAGGGCGAGGACTTCAAAGCCGTCCTCGAAGCGGTCATCGGCATCGTCGAGCCGAATGCCCAGGTGCCTATGCCTGAAAAGGCACGATGGCCCTACGCCGACCTTTACATGGGAGACGGATGGAGTGTTGCGTACAGAACTCTTGACGCACAATACTGGGGAGTTCCCCAGCGAAGACGCCGCATCTACCTTGTCGCAGATCTTGCAGGCAGAAGTGCTGGAAAAATACTATTTGAGTCAGAAGGCTTGTCTGGGTATTCTGCGGAGGGCTTCCGCTCGTGGCAAAGAGCTGCCGGAAGTTTTACGCCTTGCGCTGGAGCGACAGGCTTCGACGGGTACAACGGCAGTCTGACGGACGACACTTCCGCCACACTCGGTGTGAACTGCGGAATGAGTACCGGCCGCAACGGCATCGTGCTGAACGACCAGGGCGGCGACCGCATAGAAGTTTCCGAAGATGTTGCGGCAACGCTCCGAGCGGAAAATCACGGGCATCCGCCCTGTGTCATGGAGTCGGCAGGCTTCTGCACTGAGCATTCCGCAAAAAGCCGCACCATCGGCTATGAGGAAGAATGCTCTCCGACCCTTCGGGCGGGTGTCATTCCCGCGGCGGTCTATGAAAACCACTCGCAGGACACGAGATACACCGGTCCGTTGGATGTTGCTCCCACGGTCAGTTCCACCTACGGAATGGGCGGCAACAACCAGCCGTTTGTGGTTTCGGATGATGCGCCGTACACGATGAAGATCCGCTCCGGCTGCGAAGGCGGCGGCAAGGGTCCGCTCATCCAGGAAAACAAGTCCGCGACCCTGTCCTGCAACAATGACCAGACATTGTTTGAACCTTGCAGCTGGGACGGTGGGCATATTTCTCCGACCCTCACCAAGCAGAACGCAGGTGGAAATCAGCGGATGCCGGACAAGGACAACTTCACCTGCGTCCTTCAGCCCTTCGGCATCTCCTCCAAGGACTCCAACGCCATGAAGTCGGATAATCCCCACAGCGGAATCTACGAAGCGGAAACCGCACGGACGCTTGACGGTAACGGCGGCAATCCCTCCTGCAATCAGGGCGGCATTGCCGTTGTTGCTTTCACGCAAAATCAGCGTGATGAAGTTCGTGACCTCGGTGACCGCTCCGCTGTGGTGTGCGCCAATGCCGGGACGAAACAGCAGACCTATGTGCTGCAAGGCTCCATGATCGGCCGCGAGGACAAAAACGGTCCCCAGGGCGATGGCATCAACGAGGATGTCAGCTTTACCCTTAATACCGTAGACCGCCATGCCGTGTACAGTATGACAACGGGCAGCTTCACCCAGGTTTCCAAGGAAAAAGCTCCGACCGTCCTCGCGCGGGACTACAAAGACCCCACCGCCGTTTGCTACGGCATCGGCAGAGACACCTTCAACCAGGGGCAGAACGCCAAATTCGCTCCGACCTTTGAAGAGGAGCTTCAGCCGACACTGGTAGCCAAAGGACCGGGCGCTATCCAAAGCGGATACACCGTCCGGCGTTTGACGCCCACCGAATGTGCCAGACTTCAAGGTTTCCCGGACAACTGGTGTGCCGACCTCGGTACGGAAAAACCGTCCGATGAGGAGATGTACTTTTGGCACAAGGTATTCAAGACCTACTCCGAAGTGACCGGCTGCAAAATGAAGTCCGACAAACAGGTCGCAAAGTGGCTGAAAGACCCGTACTCAGACAGTGCGGAATATAAGATGTGGGGCAACGGCGTGGCGCTCCCGTGCGTATGGTTCGTGCTCTGCGGGATCGTGTGGTATGCACAGTCCGGCAACGATAATACGCCGACATAATCTACACCGGAAATGTGCAGATATAGCTGGATAAGTGCACAACCTGACGGTAATATGTGACTACCATAAAACAAGGAGGTCACGAACATGACGATTACAATCCATGCGCAGGGCGCAGAGCGCAAGCGGCTGGCGCAGACCATCTCCGACTGGCTCGGTGTCCCCGCAAAGTACTGTGGCGCACCCACATTCAACTATGAGGTGGATTACTTCACCATCGACCGAAACGGCAGTCTTTCCTTTGATGACCGTGCCGACAGTGAGGTCATTGAACGCCTGCTGCAGCACATCTACGATGAGGGCTTTGACATCGACCAGAGCCACACTGATGACGAGGACGAGCCTTGCGCCGTCTGCATTTCCATGCCGAAGAGTCTGTTCACCGACAGCAATCTGGAAAACCTCAAGGCACTCATTGCCGCCAAGGGTGGTCTTATCAAGAAAGCTCTCGGAGTCCCTGACCTGCCACTGGAAATCACGGACACGAAGGTATCCTTCCCTTGGTTCCCGGCGACTCCAATCCCGGACGAGATGAAAGCCTATGACACCTTTATTTGCAAGCTGTGCGAAATGGCACGGAATCAGAAACGGATTAACGCAACGGAAAAGCCGACCGACAATGAGAAATATGCATTCCGCTGCTTTCTCCTGCGGCTCGGCTTTATCGGTGCGGAATACAAGACCGCTCGAAAAATCCTGCTGAAGAACCTCTCCGGCTCTTCGGCTTTCAGAAACGGAGGTGCGCAGCATGAGATTTCCGAGTAAAGAGACGGTCGAGCGTATCCGAGAAGAATATCCGGTCGGCACCCGTGTGGAGCTTGTTCGGATGGATGATCCCCAGGCACCGCCTGTCGGCACGAAAGGCACCGTGCGAGGTGTGGACGATATCGGCAGCATCATGGTTGCCTGGGATAACGGCTGCGGACTGAGCGTGGCTTACGGCGAGGATATTTGCCGTAAACTGCTGTAATATACACAGTTTCCGAACCACAAGATCGTGTAGTTTATAGCTCAGATATAGCTGGATATAGTGTGCTTTCAGAGGTAATATGTGACTACCGAAAGGGAAAACAAACCAAAACGGAGGTCACAAACATGAGCCAGAGAACAGAAAACCAGGTAGCCGAAATGAAGAAGCAGACCATCGGGGTCGAGGTCGAAATGAACAGCATCACCAGAGAGAAGGCCGCAAGGCTGGCAGCCACCTTCTTCGGTACCGGGCGGTACGAGAACACCGCTTGCCGCAACGGCTACTGCACTTGGTCGGCTTGGGATGAGAGCGGACGCGAGTGGAAATTTCAGAAGGACGTCAGCATCGCGGGCCCAGACAGCGAGAAATGCGAGATGGTCACGCCGATCCTCACCTACGTTGACATGGAGACCTTGCAGGAGCTGGTTCGCCGCCTCCGCAAAGCCGGAGCAAAAAGCGATGCCACCAGAGGCTGCGGTGTTCACATCCACATCGGTGCCAAGGGGCACACGCCCCAAACGCTCCGAAACCTCGCAAACATCATGGCAAGCCACGAAGACCTCCTGGCAAGCGCACTGAACCTCGACAGAGGCCGCATCAGCCGCTACTGCCGCACGGTTGACCCCAGATTCCTGGAACAGCTGAACAACAGAAAACCCACCACCATGGCAGCCTTGGCTGATATTTGGTACGGCAGCCAGAACGCCGACTACGGCAGAAGCCAGCACTACAACGACAGCCGCTACCATATGCTGAACCTCCACGCCACCTTCACCAAGGGAACGGTCGAGTTCCGGCTCTTCCAGTTCGATGCTCCGGCAGACGGCAAGCAGAACGGACTCCACGCTGGACAGCTCAAGAGTTACATTCAGCTGTGCCTCGCCCTGAGCCAGATGGCAAAGACGGTCAGAACCGCAAGCCCCAAGCCCCAGCAAAACGAGAACCCCAAATACGCAATGCGCACTTGGCTCCTTCGCCTCGGCTTTATCGGCGACGAGTTCAAGACCGCAAGAGAGCTCCTCACGAAGCGCCTGGATGGGGATGCAGCCTTCCGCAGCGGCAGAGCAGCCGCTTGAAGGACGCAGCCCAGAGGCCCCCGAACCCGCTGATGGCGGGCTTTCGGTGGTAGAAGGCAACTTCGGAAAGGAGTATTTTTTATGGAAAAACGCTATTACATCGCTTACGGCAGCAACCTCAATGTCCGTCAGATGCGGATGCGCTGCCCGTCGGCACGGATCATCGGCACATCGGTTCTCAAGGATTACGAACTGCTTTTCAAGGGCAGCAAAACAGGCTCTTACCTTACGGTGGAAAAGAAGTCCGGCGTCTCAGTTCCTGTTGCTGTATGGGAAGTCACCGCAGAGGATGAAAAAGCCTTGGACCGTTACGAGGGCTTCCCGAACTTCTATTACAAGAAGGAGTTGACCCTACCAATCAAGGGTATCCGCACGGGCAAAATCCGTAAGCGACGGGTATTCGTGTACATCATGCATGAGGACAGGCCCATCGGCATTCCGTCCATTCATTATATGCAGACCTGCATCCAGGGCTACGACGATTTTGGCTTTGACCGGCTTGTGCTGATAGACGCTTATCTCAAATGTGGGGAGGAACATCATGAGGGAAAATAAAATCATCCGAATATCAGTCTGTCCCAGGTGCGGGCAAGCCTACCGGGAGCATCCAGCTCTTTCAAGGCTCGACAACGAAACACTCATCTGCCCGGATTGTGGCACACGGGAGGCGCTCGATTCCATCGGCGTAAAACCGGAGGAGCAGGAGCAGATCATCGCCTCCATTCACCGCTGCCGCCAGCCGGAATAACGCTGTAATATACACAGTTTTTACTCCGAATGATTGTGTAGTATATTCTCCGAAATGACTGGATATATCCCGGACATGACGGTAATATACACTCACAACAAAACAAACGGAGGTACACGGTTATGTGGAAAGAAAGCAGCATCAAGGTAAACGGCGAGGTTTTTCACTACTGGATGAAGCAGTACGACAAAGGTTCTGAGTGGGGCATCGACGGCGGACGCATTTCCAAGCTAATGTTCAAGCGGGACGGATACATTGTCTGCAACTACGACAGAGGCTGGGACATTGAGCCCAACGATGAGAACACGCAGCTTGCGCTGGAGCTTCTGCTCCACAGCGAGAACTGGTAAAAACCCGAAATTTCAAAGCAACGGCTCCGAAAGGGGCTGCTGCTCGTTGTACGGAAGGTCGCACCGATTTCGGTGGCGGCTATTTTTATTGCTCTGCCGGAGGGGGTGAGAAATTGCGAAAGCTAAAAAACTACAAGCCGACAAGGTTCATGGAGAAAACCTCCTGCTACGATGTGGACGCAGCGGATTATGCCGTGATGTTCATCGAGAGCCTCTGCCATACCAAGGGCACCTGGGCGAGAAAGCCCTTTGAGCTGATTGACTGGCAGGAGCAGATCATCCGGGACATTTTCGGTGTCCTCAAGCCCAACGGCTATCGGCAGTTCAACACCGCCTACATCGAGATCCCCAAGAAGCAAGGCAAATCGGAACTTGCCGCTGCCGTGGCGCTTCTGCTCACCTGCGGTGACGGAGAGGAACGCGCCGAGGTCTACGGCTGTGCCGCCGACCGTCAGCAAGCATCCATCGTTTTCAATGTGGCGGCTGACATGGTGCGGATGTGTCCTGCGCTCTCCAAGCGGGTCAAGATACTGGATTCCCAGAAGCGGCTCATTTATCAGCCAACGGGTAGTATCTACCAGGTGCTCTCCGCCGATGTCGGCAACAAGCACGGCTTCAATACACACGGTGTGGTATTCGACGAGCTGCACACCCAGCCCAACCGCAAACTCTTTGATGTCATGACCAAAGGCTCCGGCGATGCCCGTATGCAGCCGCTGTATTTTCTCATTACCACGGCCGGCAATGATACGAAGTCCATCTGCTATGAGATCCACCAGAAGGCAAAGGACATCATCGAGGGACGCAAGATCGACCACACCTTCTATCCCGTCATCTACGGTGCGGAGGAATCGGACGATTGGACGGACCCGAAGGTTTGGAAGAAAGCCAATCCCTCCCTCGGCATCACGGTCGGCATCGACAAGGTCAAAGACGCCTGCGAGTCTGCCAAGCAGAACCCCGGCGAGGAGAACTCCTTCCGACAGCTTCGTTTGAATCAATGGGTCAAGCAGGCGGTGCGTTGGATGCCAATGGACAAGTGGGATAAATGCGAGTTTGCCGTCAGCGAGGACGATCTGGAAGGCCGTGTCTGCTACGGCGGTTTGGACTTATCCTCCACTACGGATATTACGGCATTCGTCCTGGTGTTCCCACCGGAAGATGAGAATGACAAGTACATCATCCTGCCGTACTTCTGGATACCGGAGGACAACCTGGAACTCCGAGTCCGGCGCGACCATGTGCCATACGATGTGTGGGAGCGGCAGGGCTTTTTGCAGACCACGGAAGGCAATGTCGTTCACTACGGCTACATCGAGAAGTTCATCGAAAGCCTGGGTGAGCGTTTCAATATTCGAGAAATCGCTTTTGACCGTTGGGGCGCTGTGCAGATGGTGCAGAACCTTGAGGGCATGGGCTTCACGGTCGTTCCTTTCGGACAGGGCTTCAAGGATATGTCCCCGCCCACCAAGGAGCTGATGAAACTGGTGCTGGAACAGCGCATTGCCCACGGCGGGCATCCTGTCCTCCACTGGATGATGGACAACATTTTCATCCGCACCGACCCGGCAGGCAACATCAAGCCGGACAAAGAGAAATCCACAGAGAAAATCGACGGTGCCGTGGCGACCATTATGGCACTTGACAGAGCTATACGCTGTGGAAACGACAAGACCGAGTCTGTTTATGACAGTCGAGGTCTTTTATTTATATGAAGGGAGAGTTTATATGGGTATCTTTTCAGGGCTGTTCAAATCCAGGGACAAGCCTCAAAACCGCACGGCAGGAAGTGGCTATGCCTTTTTCATGGGTGGTACTACCTCCGGCAAAACGGTGACGGAACGCTCGGCCATGCAGATGACCGCCGTGTATTCCTGCGTCCGCATCCTGTCGGAAGCTGTCGCAGGACTGCCGCTGCACCTTTATAAATACACGGACAGCGGTGGCAAAGCAATGGCGCTCGACCATTCGCTCTACCGCTTGCTCCACGATGAGCCAAACCCGGAGATGAGTTCCTTCGTGTTCCGAGAAACCCTCATGACGCACCTGCTCCTGTGGGGCAATGCCTATGCACAAATCATCCGCAACGGCAAAAATGAGATCGTAGCTCTGTATCCCTTGATGCCGAACAAGATGTCCGTGGACAGAGACGAAAACGGCCGTCTGTACTACACCTATTATCGTGGCTCGGACGAAGCTATCAAGAACAAGGAGTTCGCCGTAATGCTTCAGCCTTCGGATGTGCTGCATATCCCCGGACTCGGCTTCGATGGCTTGGTTGGCTACAGCCCCATCGCTATGGCAAAGAACGCTATCGGCATGGCTATTGCCTGTGAGGAGTATGGTGCAAAGTTCTTCGCTAATGGTGCTGCACCGGGCGGTGTGTTGGAACACCCCGGTACGATCAAAGACCCGCAGCGTGTGCGGGAAAGCTGGCAGTCCACCTTCGGCGGCAGCGGCAACGCCAATAAGATCGCCGTACTGGAAGAAGGCATGAAATACACGCCCATCGGCATCTCGCCGGAGCAGGCACAGTTCCTGGAAACACGCAAATTCCAAATCAATGAAATTGCTCGAATTTTCCGAGTCCCTCCCCACATGGTCGGCGATCTGGAAAAGTCGAGCTTTTCTAATATTGAGCAGCAGTCCCTTGAGTTTGTAAAATACACCCTCGACCCCTGGGTCATCCGTTGGGAGCAGTCCATTCAACGCTCCCTGCTGAACTCCGAGGAAAAGAGGAAGTACTTTGCAAAATTCAATGTGGAAGGTCTGCTTCGCGGCGACTATCAGAGCCGCATGAACGGGTACGCCATCGGGCGGCAGAACGGCTGGATGTCCGCCAACGACATCCGAGAGTTGGAAAACCTCGACCGTATCCCGGCAGAGGATGGCGGCGATTTGTACCTCATTAACGGCAATATGCTCCCACTGAAAAATGCCGGGGCTTTTGCAAATACACCTACCGATGACGGAAAGGAGGAAAAATCCGATGAAGAAATTCTGGAATTGGAAGACCCGAACGGTGACCAATCAGGAGACACAGGAGCAGGTTCAGGAGAGGACGCTGTTTCTGAACGGGACCATCGCCGAGGAAAGCTGGTTTGACGATGACGTCACGCCGCAGCTTTTCAAGGACGAATTGATGGCGGGCTCCGGCGACATCACTGTCTGGATCAACAGCCCCGGCGGCGACTGCGTGGCTGCAGCGCAAATCTACAATATGCTCATGGACTACAAGGGTGATGTGACCGTGAAAATCGATGGCATTGCGGCATCCGCAGCATCCGTCATCGCTATGGCAGGCACGAAGGTGCTGGTGTCCCCGGTGTCCATGCTTATGATCCACAACCCCATGACAGCGGCATTCGGCAATTCGGAGGAAATGCAGAAAGCCATCGAAATGCTCGGCAGCGTGAAGGATTCTATCATCAATGCCTACGAGATCAAGACGGGGCTTTCCCGTGCCAAGCTCTCGCACCTCATGGATGCCGAAACTTGGATGGACGCAAACAAGGCTGTGGAACTCGGCTTTGCGGACGAAATCATGCAAAGAAGCCTGGAATCCGAAGAGGTGCCCACACCAGCCGTTTCCATGCTGTATTCCAAGGCGAATGTGGTGAACTCTCTCATGGAGAAGATCGCCGCAAAATGCGCCATCACCCCGAAATCCAACCGTACACAAAAAGCCGATGACCTTATGGATCGGCTCAATCTCATTAAAAACTGGAGGTAATTCAATATGACTATCAACGAACTGCGTGAAAAGCGCAACCAGGCTTGGAACGCTGCAAAGGCATTTGTGGAGACCAAGCGCGACAAGGACGGCCTTCTTTCCGAAGAGGATGCCAAGACCTATGCTCAGATGGAAAAGAAGGTGCAGGACTACGGTGCCGAGATTGAGCGCATGGAAGCCATGTCCGCAATGGAAGCGCAGCTGAACAGACCCACTTCCTCTCCCATCACCGAGAAGCCCATGAACGGCAAGTCCACCGCTGACGAGAAGCCCAAGACCGGTCGTGCTTCCGACGCCTACCGCACCGGAATGCTTACCGCCCTTCGCAGCAACTTCCACCAGGTGAGCGATGTCCTTCGAGAGGGTGTTGACGCTGACGGCGGCTACCTCGTACCCGAGGAGTATGATTCCCGCCTTATTCAGACGCTTTCCGAGGAAAACATCATGCGAAAGCTCGGTCACACCATCACCACATCCGGTGAGCATAAGATCAACATTGCAGCGACTGCGCCTGCCGCTGCGTGGATCGAGGAAGGCGGCGCACTCTCTTTCGGTGACGCAACCTTTGCACAGATCCTTCTGGACGCGCACAAGCTCCATGTCGCTATCAAGGTGACCGAGGAACTGCTCTACGACAATGCGTTCAAGCTGGAGGATTACATTCTCACCGAGTTTGGCAAGGCACTCGCCAATGCCGAGGAGGACGCATTCCTCAACGGCACCGGTGTCGGTCAGCCGCTTGGCCTGTTTGCGGAAACCGGCGGTGGTCATGTGGCAGAAACGCTTACTGCCGCACTCAAGAGCGATGACCTCATCACCCTCATCCATGCGCTGAAGCGTCCCTACCGCAAGTCTGCCTCTTTCATCATGAACGACAAGACTATCGCGCAGATCCGCAAGCTGAAGGATAACAACGGTGCGTATATCTGGCAGCCTTCCTATCAGGCAGGCGAACCGGACCGCATTCTCGGCTACACGGTTCATACCTCTGCGTATGCTCCGGAGAATGCTATCGCTTTCGGCGATTACAACTACTACAACATCGGCGACCGCGGCACCCGTTCCTTCAAGCAGCTCAACGAGCTGTTCGCGGGCAACGGTATGATCGGTTTCGTTGCCAAGGAGCGTGTGGACGGCAAACTCATTCTCCCCGAAGCCGTTCAGATTCTCAAGCTGAAAACCGAATAAGGAAGGAGGCGGCGGTGATGGACGAGCTTCTTTCCAAAGTGAAAGCCAACCTTATCCTGGAACATACGGCGGATGATGCCCTGCTGAAAAGCTACATCACCGCCGCTGTTTCTTACGCCGAAAGCTACCAGCACATCCCAGAAGGGTACTACAAAGAGAACCCTATGCCAGCCACCACAGAGCAAGCCGTCATCATGCTGTCGTCCTACTTCTACGAAAGCCGGGACGGCAGCACGGGCGGCTTTTTTGCGGATAACACCGGCGCGGCACAGCAGGTGTGGAACACGGTCAATCTGCTGCTCCGCTTGGATAGGCGGTGGCAGGTATGAGTTTCGGAAAGATGAACGGCTTTGCCGACATTGTGGAAACCCGCCAAGTCAAAGACAGCGAGGGTTTCACCTATTCCGAGGATGAAGTCCTCGCTTCCGTCCGTGTGTACCGGGAAGGCCGGCACGGCAGTCAGCGTTGGGCGAACCTCGCTGCATTCAGCGAAGCGACCGACCTGTTCCGCTTTCGGTGTATTCCTGGGCTGACGGTCACTACCGACCATTTCCTCATCTGCGATGACTGCCGCTACGACATTGTGTCCGTGGAGGATGTAAAGGGGCGTGGGATGTACATTGAGGTGCTGGCAAAGAAGGAGGTGCCGACCGTTGGCTAAGTGCGACATGAAAATGCCGGAGGATTTCCTTCTGAAGATATCCAAGCTCGGTAGCAACTTTGACAGCGTGGCGGATACCGTCCTGCAGGCCGGTGGCGAGATCGTGCTGAAAAAGGTCAAGAGCAATCTTTCCTCCGTTATCGGCAGAGGGACAAAGTTCAAATCCCGCACCACAGGTGAACTGGAAGGTGCGCTTGGCCTTTCTCCCTCCAAGCTGAACCGGGACGGTAACCACGACATCAAGGTCGGCTTCGCCGAGCCACGCTCGGACGGCGGCAGCAATGCCAAACTTGCCAACATTCTCGAATACGGCAAGCACGGCCAGCCTGCAAAGCCATTTCTGAAACCTGCGAAAACGGCATCCCGGCAGGAGTGTATCGATGCCATGACCAAGGCACTGGATGAGGAGGTGGAAAAGCTGTGAGCCTGCTATCCGATTTGCAAACCATCGCAAAAAGTTGTGGGGTTCCCGTTGAAACGGGTGTGTTCTCCGGCAAAGCACCGGACACCTATCTGGTCATCACGCCGCTGTCGGACAGCTTTGAGCTCCACGCCGACAACGCTCCCGGCTGTGAGACACAGGAGGCACGGCTGTCCCTCTTCACAAAGGGCAGCTACACCAAACTGAAAAGCATACTCGTCCGTGCCTTGCTGGGTGCGGATTTTTATATTACCGACCGCCGGTACATCGGATATGAAACCGAAACCGGCTACCATCACTACGCCATTGATGTGGCGCAAATCTACGAACTGGAGGAATGAATCATGGCAACGATTGGTCTTGACAGACTGTATTACGCAAAAATCAACGAGAACGATGCCGGTGAGGAAACATACGGTACGCCGTCTCAGCTTGCGAAAGCCATCTCCGCCGACCTTTCGGTGGAATTGGCTGAAGCTACGCTCTACGCCGACGACGGTGCTTCGGAGATCGTGAAGGAATTCAAGTCCGGCACACTCTCCCTTGGCATTGATGATATCGGCTCTGCGGCGGCATCCGACCTCACGGGTGCAACCATCGACAAAAACAAGGTGCTGATTTCCGCATCCGAGGACGGCGGTGATCCCGTGGCGGTAGGCTTTCGTGCTAAGAAGTCCAACGGCAAGTACAAGTATTACTGGCTGTACCGCGTGAAATTCGGTATTCCGGCGACGAACCTTGCCACCAAGGGCGACAGCATTACCTTCTCCACGCCGACCATTGAAGGCACCATTCTGCGCCGCAACAAGGCAGACGCAGGCGGCAAGCACCCGTGGAAAGCGGAGGCACTGGAGGGCGATGTGACCGCTACGACTATCACGAACTGGTATAAGGAAGTCTATGAGCCGACCTATACCACGACACCCGAAAAACAAGGTTAACGGAGGTAACGCACAATGGATAACGAAAGAACCGCAGTTATCAACATCGGTGACGAGGAGTACACGCTGCTCCTCACAACCAAAGCCACCAAGGAGATCGCCGGTCGCTATGGCGGGCTGGAAAACCTCGGCGAGAAGCTGATGAAGTCCGAGAACTTTGAAATGGCCATCGGAGAGATCGTGTGGCTCATCACGCTTCTGGCAAATCAGAGCATCCTCATTCACAACCTCAAGGACAAGGAGCACCCCAAGGAGCCGCTCACCGAGGATGTGGTGGAGCTTTTGACCACGCCCCTCGATCTCGCCGGATACAAAACCGCCATTACGGAGGCACTGTATAAGGGCACCAAGCGCAATGTGGAAAGCGAGAAAGACTCAAAAAACGCACCAGTCGGGTAACGGTCTCCGATGCGGAGCTGTTTACCCGGCTTCTTTATTACGGTCTTGCCCACCTGCATCTCAGCCAGGATGAGGTGTGGCTGATGCCGTTTGGACTTCTGCTGGATCTGTGGGAGTGCCACAAACAGTATAACGGGCAGGCCACCCCGGCACGGGCGCATTACATTGACGATATTATCCCGGATGGCATTTAAGGAGGTGACGGTACATGGCAGATAGTTTCGGACTGAAGATCGGTCTTGAGGGTGAAAAAGAGTTCAAAAAAGCACTGGCGGATATCAACCAGTCCTTCAAGGTGCTCGGCTCCGAAATGAAGCTCGCCACCTCTCAGTTCGATAAGAACGACAAATCCGTGGAGGCTCTCGCCGCACGGAACAAGGTGCTGCGAAAAGAGATCGATGAGCAGACAACAAAAATCGACACCCTTCGCAAGGCTCTTCAGAATGCCGCCACCTCCTTCGGGGAGAACGACCGCCGCACCCAGAACTGGCAGATCCAGCTCAACAATGCCGAAGCCGCCCTCAACGACATGAACCGGGAGCTGGACGAAAATGAGAAAGCCATCAAGGAGGGCGGCAAGGCTGCGGAGGAATCCGGCAGTAAGTTTGAAGGCTTCGGCAAGGTTCTCAAAACCGTAGGTGTGGCACTCGGTGCTGTGGCCGTCGCCGCAGGTGCCGCCGCCGTAAAGCTCGGCAAAGAAGTCATCGCCGCCTATGCTGACTATGAGCAGCTGGTCGGCGGTGTTGACACTCTGTTCAAGGACTCCTCGCAGGAGATTCAGCGGTATGCCGCCAACGCATACAAAACGGCAGGACTTTCTGCCAACGAGTACATGGAGACGGTCACGGGCTTCTCCGCAAGCCTGATCCAGTCTCTCGGCGGCGATACCGAAAAGGCCGCAAAGTATGCGGATATGGCAATTACGGATATGTCCGATAATGCCAATAAGATGGGCACGGATATGTCCTCCATTCAGAATGCCTACCAGGGTTTCGCCAAGCAGAACTATACGATGCTCGACAACCTCAAGCTGGGCTACGGCGGCACAAAACAGGAAATGGAGCGACTGCTCGCCGATGCGGAGAAGATATCCGGCGTCAAGTACGACATATCCTCCTACGCAGATGTGGTGGAAGCCATCCATGTCATGCAGGAGAGCATGGATATTGCGGGTACGACTGCAAAAGAAGCGGAAGCCACTATTTCCGGCTCTGTCAATGCGCTGAAATCCGCCGTGTCGAACCTCATCGTAGGCTTTGGTGATGCGGACGCTGACATGGAGCTGCTGTGCAACAACATGGTGGATGCCTTCAAGGCCGTGGTTGCAAACATCACACCGGTTATTGAGAACATCGTGGCGGCTCTGCCCACGGCGCTGGACGCTCTGCTGACGGCTGTGGGTGAATTGCTGCCCACACTGCTGGACGCAGTCACCGAGCTGTTCTCGCAGGTGCTGGAAACGCTGCTGTCCCTGCTTCCGCAGCTTATTCCGGCGGCGGTGTCCGCGCTCATGACCATCGTGAATACACTGATTGAGAATCTGCCCCTGCTTATTGAGGTTGCGGTTCAGTTGGTATCCACGCTGGTGACCGGCATTGCGGATGCACTGCCCACACTCATCCCGGCAGCGGTGCAGGCTATCGTCACCATCGTACAAGGACTGGTGGACAGCCTGCCGATGCTCCTTGACGCAGCCTTACAGCTTATCACAGGGCTTGCCCAGGGACTATTGGACGCACTGCCCGTGCTGATTGCCGCTCTGCCGGAGATCATCAACGGCATCATTACCTTTTTACTGGACTCCATCCCGCAGATCATTGAAACAGGCATCCAGCTTCTGACTTCGCTGGTGACTGCCTTGCCGGATATCATTATGGCAATCGTGGAAGCTATCCCGAAAATCATTGACGGTATTATCAACGCGGTGCTGAATGCGATACCGCTCATTATTCAAGCGGGCATCGACCTGCTGATTTCTCTCATTCAAGCCCTGCCGCAGATCATCACCACCATCGTGCAGGCGATCCCGCAAATTATCTCCGGCATCGTCAATGCACTGGTCGGAAACATCGATAAGATCATCATGGCAGGCGTTCAGTTGTTCGTTGCGCTGATTGAAAACCTGCCCACCATCATCGTGGAGATCGTCAAGGCTGTGCCGCAGATCATTGCGGGCATCGTGAAAGCCTTCGGTTCTCTGATGTATAAGATCGTAGAGATCGGCGGCAACATCGTAAAAGGTCTGTGGAGCGGTATTACCCAGCTTGCCTCATGGCTGTGGGACAAGGTGTCCGGGTGGATCTCCTCCATCTGGGACGGTATCTGCGATTTCTTCGGTATCCATTCGCCCTCGAAGGAGATGGCGTGGGTCGGTGAAATGCTGGTCAAGGGGCTTGCAGGCTCCATTGACGACAACGGCGATGAAGCGGTCAAAGCCGCAGAAGGTATGGCCGAGGACATCAACGGTGTCATGGGTGACCTTGCCAACGATATGCAGACGGCTCTGCCCACCGACTTTGACGTGAACGGCTCGATTCGCTCCGCCGTGGACGGCGTGGTCGGAAAGGCGGCATCCGCTTTCACCATTGCCCTGAACATCACGAATTTCAACAATTACAGCAGTGAGGATATCCGTCAGCTCACCTCCGAAGTCATGGAAACGGCGAATCAGTTCGCCCAGCGGAAAGGAGTGGTGTTTGCATGACTTATTTCACCTACAACGGCCGCAGCTCCGCTGATTTCGGTCTGCATATCGAGAAAAAGGATGTGTTCTCCGCACCGGAGTACGATGCGGAGTTCATTTCCATTCCCGGCAGAAGCGGTGACATCATCAATCCCAACCGCCGCTTTGCCAACATCAAGGTCACCTATACAGTGTTCCTCGCTCGGAAGACCGCAGCCGCCCTTGCCTCCGTCCTGCGGGACATCAAGGGCTGGCTGTATTCCGAGCCGGACAGATACCACGAAATCACCGACTCTTACGATGCGGAGTATTTCCGCTACGGTGTCATCTCCGGCAATCTGGACATTGAGGAGCAGCTGAATAAAATCGGCTGCTTCACCGTGACCTTCAACTGCAAACCCTTCAAGTATAGCTTTGCGGGACAGCAGACAGTGACAGTAGACGCATCCGAACTGACGATTACCAATCCGACTGCTTTTGAGAGCCGACCGTATATCAAGCTCTATGGCAGCGGTACGGTGGCGCTGCTGATACAACCCCAAGGACGGGGCATGATGATTTCCGACTTGGACGAGTACATCGAGATAGACAGTGAGCTGATGAATTGCTTCAAAGGCACTGCCCTCAAAAACGACACAGTCAAAGGAGCGGAATTTCTAGCCCTCAAGCCGGGTGTTTGCACCATTAACTGCAATGGAGATGTGTCAAGGATTGAGGTCGTTCCAAGGTGGTGCTGCCTATGATCCCTGTACTCTATGCCGCAAATACTACGGATTTCAGCTCGTTCGGCCTTGGTGTGCTGACGGACACTGTCTCCTGCGAAGTCACTGAGGAAAGAAACGGCATATTCGAGTGCCTGCTCAAATACCCGGTGAGCGGTCAGCATTACGAACTTATCGCCAAGGAGTGCATCATCAAGGCAAAGCCCAACGACACCGCAGGCGATCAGGCATTCCGTATTTACCGCATCACGAAGCCATTGAACGGCATCGTCACGATCTACGGTCAGCATATTTCGTATGACCTTGCCAATGTGCCGGTGCTGCCGTTTTCGACCGAGAGCCGCTCTCCTCAGCGCATTCTCTCGCAGCTACTTGCCGGAGATACACGCTTTACGGGTTGGACGGATTACTCGGATGCAAAGGCGTTTTCCGTCACGCAGCCGAAAAGCGTCAGAGCCTGCCTCGGCGGCACGGAAGGCTCCATGCTCTCCAAATGGTATGGTGAGTTTGAATGGGACAACTTCACGGTGAAGTTCCATTCGCACCGTGGGCAGAAGACCGGAGTGGTCATTGAATACGGCAAGAATCTCACTGCCTTGGAGCAGGACGAGGACAACAGCGGTGTTTACACGGCTCTGCTCCCGTATGCCGTGTACACCCCGGAAGGATCGGACACCGAAACAGTGGTCACGCTGCCGGAGGTCACGCTCCCGATTGTGACCTCGGAGATCGTCCGGGCGAAAACGCTCATCATGGATTTCTCCGACCAGTTTGACGGAGTTGTGACCGAAGAAGCCCTCAGAGCCAAAGCCAACAGCTACATCAAGGCAAACCCGCTGGGAGCGACCATTCCCACAGTGAAGGTGTCCTTTGAGCCGCTCTGGAAACAGCCGGAGTATTCGGCACTCTTGGAGCGGGTCAATCTCTGTGATACCGTCACCATTCGGCACTCGCTGCTGGGTGTCAGCGTGTCGGCTATGGTCATTGAAACCGTATACGACACCCTCGCCGAGCGGTATGTAAGCATTTCCCTCGGTCAGAGCAAGTCCAGTATGATCACCACCATTTCCGAGGTGCAATCAACGGTTAATAAGGTGGAGTCCACGGTGGGACGCTTTCCAAAGCTGCTCCAGACCGCCATCGGCAAGGCCACCGGGCTTATCACCGGCCAGAGCGGCGGCTATGTGGTTATAAACACGGATTCCGATTCCGGTCAGCCCTATGAGCTGCTCATTCTGGACGCTCCCACCATTGACGAAGCCGTGAACGTCTGGAGGTGGAATGTGGGCGGTCTGGGCTTTTCCCATAACGGCTACAACGGTTCCTATGAAACTGCCATCACGGCAGACGGGCAGATCGTTGCAGACTTCATAACTTCCGGCTCTCTGGTGGCGAACATTATCAAGGCAGGTGTTATCCAGTCGCAGGACGGCTCGTCTTATTGGGATTTGGAGAGCGGCGAAGTCGTGCTTCGTGCCTACGCCACCAGCAAGGAGGTCACCGAGGTCAGCGACCGCATTACCACCATTGAGGAGCAGAAAATGCTCCGGCTCATCATCATCTCGTCCAACGGGAACATCTTCAAAAACGGCAATGTAAAAACGCTGCTTTCCGCCAAGGTGTACTCCTGGGACGAGGACATCACCGACACGCTGGATGCCAACCAGTTTGTCTGGACAAGGGTGTCTGAGGATACGGAAGCGGACAAGGTCTGGAACGAGCAGCATTTCGGCGGCGCAAAGTCCGTGGTCATCACCGGTGCGGATGTCAAAGTCCGCGCCACTTTTTATTGTGACCTCATCGACACCACGACCAGGCAAAGCCTGTTATAACGGAGGAATTTACTATGGCAACCGCAGAACCCACAACAGAAGCCGGCACAGTGTCCGGTTCAGATACAACAACTTCAAAGGAGGCTTCTCACATGAGCAAAGCACAAGGTCAGTTTACCATCATCGACTACAATGACGCACTGACGCTGACGGGGTACATCGGCTCGAACCTCGCCAAAACCCAGATGTATAACCCCGACAACGGCAGTTACACCCCCGACTGGAAAACGAAGAACCTCGTTCTGACGCCCAGTCTGTATGTCATCGGCACCACCGCCGACCAGATCGCCACAGCCAATGTCACCTCGGTCAAGTGGTATGTGGGCGACAGCAACACCGCCATCACCGCAGGTACGAACTACGCCCTCAGTGGTGCCAAGAGCCACATCCTCACGGTCAAGGCCAATGTTATGGCGGAACTGCCCGGCATTGATTACCGCTGCGTCATTACCTATAAGGATGAAAGCACCGGTCTGTCGCTGACCCATCCGCTGACCATTTCCTTCTCCCGCGTGGTCAACGGCTCCGGCATCGTTGACCTGCTGGTCACCACACCCAACGGAAATGTGTTCAAGAACGAGGAGGTCGCCAGTCTGGCCGCCAAGGCCGAGCTGTGGCGTGGCTCAACGGTGGACACCACCAAGGTCAGCTACAAGTGGGCGGTCATGGACACTTCCGTCACCGCTACTTCTTCCACCGGCTATGATGCGGACTTCGGTATCGGCTGGCGCAAGCTCTCGGATACCGCCGACAAATACACCGGCACGGCCACCAATACCCTCACGGTCTACGCCGCAGCGGTGGACAGCTACGCTGTGTTCAAGTGCTGTGCCCAGGACACGGATTCCGCATCCGCTTCTTATAACACGAAGTTTTTCGATGTGGCGACCTTCATCGACAACTCCGACCCGTTGCAGATCATCGTCACCTCCACGGGCGGCGATGTGTTCAAGAACGGCCAGGGCACGACTGTGCTGACCGCCGTCTGCTATCAGGCAGGCTCCGAGGTGGACGCAGCCGGAAACGGCAGTTACACCTGGACGAAGTACAACAAGGATGGTGTAGTCGATACCTCTTGGGGAACCAACGGCAGCAAGACCGGCAAGACCCTGTCGGTGTCCAGCGCCGATGTGGATACCAAGGCAACCTTTATGGTCGTTGTGGCACTTTAAGGAGGTGGTGAGATGATCGCATCGGCACAGTTCACGATTATCAGTCTCTGCGATGTGGTCACCTCGGACACGCCGCCGGAGAACCCCTATGAGGGGCAGCTCTGGGTGGATACTTCCGTGACCCCGCCGGAAACGAAGATATGGGACGGAAATGAATGGGTGGTGCAGAACGACATTGAAACGATCCGCACCACCATTTCCATTCTGACCGAGAAGGACGCACAGTTCCAGCAGACCATCGACGGGCTGAACAGCTATGTGGCGACCCTTACCGAAACGGTGGAAACAGTGTCCAACGACCAGGGCGTCCTGGAGGAACGGGTGCTGAACTCCGAAAGCCGTGTTTCGGAATTGGAACACACGGTGAATGGACTGTCCGTCACCATGCAGGAGCAGTACATCGGCGGCATCAACTATGTGCAGAATTCCTCCGGGCTGAACGGCATCACGGACGATTGGAGCTACTCCGGTACGGTGAAAACGGATGCCTCCACAGATACGCAAAACAACACCATTTCCGACTCCTGCTTTGTGCTGGGGGCTTACTCCTCGTTGTCGCAGTACATCCGAGGGGTGGTTCCCGGCACTTATACGATCTCGGTTCGGGCAAAGAAAACCTCGACCATGTCCGGGTATTTCTATGTGACCTACAACGGGAACAAGACCAAGTACCTGTTCAATAAGTCCACGGCGTTTGACTGGACGGATTACTCCGTAACGCTCACGGATGTGACCGACCCTACGCTGCGTATTTACTGCTACTGTCGGGATGCGTCCATTTATCTCGCCGACATCATGATCTCCGAAGGAGCGATTCCCCGAAAGTGGACGCCTGCTCCCAACGAGATCTACACTCAGGAGGTCAAGATCGACAAGCGGGGCATCGAGGTATCCAACAGCGCATCGTCTCAGCGGACGGTCATCACGAACACGGAGTTCGCCGGTTATTACAACGATGAGGTGATCTTTACCCTGAACAAGGACGAAACGCAGACTAAGAAAACCACGGTGGACGGCGAGCTGACCGTGGGCAAAACGAAGTTTGTCCCGATGCCGACGGCGTCCGAAGGGCTGAACATCGTCATTCTGGATTAAGGAGGGAAAGCTATGGCAACTTGGAAAAGCGCGGCATACGATGGGCGCTATCTTCAACTGGACATTTCAGAAAGCGTGAATGTGGTCGGTAACAGCTCGACACTTTCCTGGACGCTGACCTCTACCGGTGGCGCATCCACTTACTACACCATTGACACGACCACTGTAACGATCAATGGTACGACCGTATACTCAAAGGGCCGTACCTATTGGGATGACCGTGTTTTCCCAGCAAAGAAAGGTTCTGTCAGTGGCACGATTACTGTAGCTCACAACAGCAACGGCAGCAAAACGATTGCGGTCGGATTCTCGACCCGTGTTTATATCTACGGTTCACAGGAATACGGCGGCAGCATGACGCTGACTACCATTGACCGCTCTGCTCCCACAGTTACATTCAGTACATCGAATGTCACGGCAAACGGGTTCAAAATCTCCGCTACATCCTCTGCCACGGCGGACGTCTGGCAGTACAGCACAAACGGCGGTTCGAGCTGGACGCAGTTCTCAACGACGGCATCTACCAGTGCCAGTGTGACGATCACCTCGCTCTCACCGAATACAAGCTACACGGTGAGGGTCAGAGCAAGGCGGCAGTACAACCATGTCTACGGCACTTCCGGCAGTTCCACGGTCAAGACGCTGGGCGGTGCTGTGGTGAATAGTGTCAACACGGTGACGGCGGACAATGCCACGGTTTCCATTACCATCAATGTGACCGTGTACGAAGCCTCCTACACCAATACGCTGGTGCTCAAAAACGGCAGCACGACCATCCTGACTATTTCCGGGCTTTCCTGGTCGAAGGGCACGGCGAACCGCACGGTCACGCTGACATCGGCGCAGAGGACAACGCTGTTGAACGCTATGGCGTCCATCAAGTCCTTTATAGGTACCTTTGCGGTTTCGTCTTACAGCGGGTCTACGCAGATCGGCAGCACCTCAAGCAAGACCGCCACGGTACTGACCACGGCAACCAATTCTGCTCCAACCATAAGCGGATTCACTTATGCCGACAGCTACACGACCACGAAAAACCTCACGGGGAACGACCAGTTATTCGTGCAGAACTACTCGACTCTCAAGGTCACCCCCGGAACTGCGACTGCGAAGAACGGAGCGTCCATTTCCAACTATACCGCTTCCTGCAACGGTTTATCCGCATCCAATTCGACCGGTGCTGCAATTACGGTCGGAAAGATCGCCAAGTCCGGCAGTGTGACGGTCACGCTCTCGGTCACGGACTCCCGCGGCTATACCGCCGAAACTTCACAGACGGTGATGGTCATTCCGTACACCAAGCCGAAAATATCCTCGATAACGCTCCGGCGAACCAACGATATCGAAGCGGAAATGCAGCTCAAATTCAGTGGCTCTATTTCTGCTGTGACCGTAGACGGGACGCAGAAAAACAGCGTGGTTTATGTGCGGTATCGGTACAAGAAAACCAGTGAGAGCAGCTACGGCAGCTACACCAGCATCTATTCCGGCACGACAAAAAGCGGAACCTCTTTCAGCTACTCCAATTTGGAACTGTGCAATTTGGATGCCAACAGTTCCTACGACTTCCATTTGCAGATCCAAGACAAGCTCTATTCTTTGAGCAGTCTGGATCTGTATTTTACTGTACCGCAAGGGACTCCGCTCATTGCGCTTCGTAAAAAGAAAGTCGGCATCAACACGCCGGAGCCACAAGCCATGCTGGATGTTGCCGGGGATATGCGGGTGGATGGCTCACCCCTTGCGGATTTTGTCATTCAGCAAGGGACAAGCGGCATCTGGAATTATCGTAAATGGAAAAGCGGTACAGCGGAATGTTGGGGTCAGTATTCCTTTACGACCGCCATTTCGACGGCATGGGGTGTGCTCTATGAGAGCGGCGCAATTGCGCTCCCTAATTTTCCATTTACCTTCGCGGAAATTCCTCATGTCCATATCTCCACGGAGAACAGCAATTACGCCATGTTTGTGGAGCGTGGCAGTTCAAGTAGCTGGTCTACAACGACCAACCCCGGAAAGATATTTGCCGTAAGACCAAATACGGTACCATCGGCAACCTACAAGGTATCAATCTATGCCATCGGAAAAGTGTGACGCTCCGGCGTCACTTTTTCATACCCATTTTTAATTTCAAAGGAGGACAAACAACATGAAAGAATTCTGGACGACCATTCAGGTGGTATTCGCCGGTATCGGCGGCTGGCTCGGATGGTTCTTGGGAGGATGTGACGGCTTGCTTTACGCGCTTCTGGCTTTCGTAGTCATCGACTACATCACCGGCATCATGTGCGCTGTGGTGGATAAGAAGCTGTCCAGCGAAGTCGGTTTCAAGGGCATTTTCAAAAAGGTGCTCATCTTCGCCCTGGTCGGCATCGGGCATATTCTCGACACCCGCGTCATCGGCAGCGGCTCGGTGATGCGTACCGCCGTCATTTTCTTCTATTTGTCGAATGAGGGCGTGTCCCTGTTGGAAAACGCCGCATACCTGGGACTGCCCATTCCGCAAAAGCTGAAATCCGTGCTGGAGCAGCTTCATGACCGCAGTGAAAAGGAGGATGAATAACATGGCTTACACGAACAGCCCCCTGGTGTCCTACACCAAACTCAGCCCGAACCACTCCGGGCAGCGCACCCACAGCATTGACCGCATCACGCCGCACTGCGTGGTGGGTCAGTGCAGCGTGGAGACGCTGGGCAACATCTTTTTGCCGACCTCACGGCAGGCAAGCAGCAACTACGGCATTGGCGTGGACGGCAGGGTCGGAATGTATGTGGAGGAGAAAAACCGCTCTTGGTGCTCTTCCTCCAATGCTAATGACCAGAGAGCCGTCACTATCGAGTGTGCCAGCGACAACACCGAGCCTTACGCTTTCAAGGATGTGGTGTACAAGAGACTCATCGAGCTTTGCACCGATATCTGCAGGCGCAACGGCAAAACCAAGCTGCTCTGGCTCGGCGATAAGGCCAAGACGCTGAACTACACCCCGAAATCCGACGAGATGGTTCTGACCGTCCACAGATGGTTTGCGAACAAGAGCTGCCCCGGTAACTGGATGTATGCCCGTATGGGTGATCTGGCATCCAAGGTCACGGCAGCTCTCGGCGGTGATGTAAAACCTGCCGACACGGTCAAGCCCACACCTGTAGGTATCAAGGCCGGTGACCTCGTGACCATCACGGGCAGCACCTACTATAACGGCAAAGCCATTCCCGGCTGGGTGAAGAAGCTCCGCTGGTATGTGGTAGAGGTCAGCGGCGACCGCACGGTCATCAACAAGGACGAGTTCGGTAAGTACGCCATCATGTCGCCGGTCAAGACCTCTGCGCTCGCCGTGGCAGGCACGAAACCCTCCGAGGATTACCGCATCCACACCGTGGTGCATGGTGACACCCTCTGGTCAATCGCCAAGAAGTATCTCGGCAACGGCAGCCGCTATAAGGAAATCGTCAGCCTGAATGGGCTGAAAAGCAATGTCATCTACAGCGGCATGAAGTTGAAGATCCCGAATAAGTAAAACCAATCAACTCATACGCCCTCTGCGGATTTTTCCGTGGAGGGCGTTATTTTTTTGCCCACTTTACCCTGACAAAAGTGCCTTTTCTCTGGGTATAGCGAGAAACGCTATTTCTCAGGAACGAGGTATCACTATGACAGACATGGAACGCTCACGAATTGTGGAACTCCAACACCAGGGCTACGGGTATAAGAAAATATCCGCTATAACAGGGCTACCGCTAAACACAGTAAAGTCCTTTTGCGCCAGGCATCCTGTGCAGATCAAAGAGTTACCGAGTTCAAATGCCCTGTGTCGAAACTGTCTGGCTCCGCTTGAGCAGACACCGCATAAACGGAAAAGGATGTTCTGCTCCGATGCTTGCCGTATGGCGTGGTGGAACGCGCACCCTGAAAGAGTGCAGCGAAAAGCGTACTACACACTCACTTGCCGACATTGCGGGAAGCAGTTTGAAAGCTATGGCAACAGCCGTCGGGTGTTCTGCTCCCGTGACTGCTATTTGAAATTCCGCAGGAAGGAGACCGACCATGAGTGATTACGATAAGCGTCTGTTTGCCTACCAGATGGCGATGGCACTCGCCCGGAGTATGCGTTCCAAGGGGCTGATCTCAGCCAAAGAGTACGCTAAAATTGATACGATCATCGCCAATAAATATGGCATATCTTCGTGTAGTATATTCCGCTGAAATCGCTGGATAACTGGGGCATTCAGAGGTAATATGTAACACACCTAAGGAGGTGAACCGATGGATAGAATTATAAAACGGGTCGATTTCCCGAAAATCATGCAGCCGCAGTTTTTGAAAGTATGCGCCTACACCCGTGTTTCCTCCGGCAAGGATGCGATGCTCCATTCGCTTTCTGCCCAGGTCAGTCATTACAGCGAAATGATCCAGTCCCATACCGGCTGGGTCTACTGCGGCGTTTACAGCGACGAAGCCCTGACCGGAACCAAGAGCGACCGGGACGGCTTTCAGCAGATGCTGACAGACTGCCGTGCCGGGAAAATCGATATGGTCATTACAAAGAGCATTTCCCGCTTTGCCAGAAACACCGTCACTCTTTTGGAAACCGTCCGAGAGCTGAAAAGCCTGGGCGTTGATGTGTTCTTCGAAGAACAGAACATCCACACCATGAGCGCTGACGGTGAGTTGATGCTGACCATCCTGGCATCGTATGCCCAGGAGGAAAGCCGCTCCGTCAGCGAAAACCAGAAGTGGCGTGTCAAACGGAACTTTGAAGCAGGAATCCCCTGGAACGGGCGAATGCTCGGATACCGAATGCAGGATGGCAAATACTACATCATTCCGGAGGAGGCGGAGCTGGTTCGCCGCATTTATCGAGAATTTCTCGACGGCATGGGTCGAAACCGCATCGCTGCAAAGCTGAATGACGAGGGCATTCAACCCACCAGATACGGTGAAGAATGGCATCCGCAGACGATTGCAAAGATTCTGCGGAACTATGCCTACACGGGCAATCTGCTCCTTCAGCGATTTTTCTGCGAAAGCTACATCACGAAGAAAACGGTTCCCAACAACGGGCAGAAAACAATGTACCATGCGGAAAGAACCCATGAAGCCATTATCCCTTTGGAAGAGTGGAAGGCAGTGCAGACAGAAATTGAACGGCGAGCTGAGCAGCACAAATCGAAGCCGCCCGCACAGCCGTCTTTCTTTTACACTGGTCGCATTCAGTGTGCAAAATGCGGGAAGAACTTCCGCAGGAAAACAACGGCAGCACGGGTGGTTTGGATCTGTGCCACGCTCAACACCAAAGGGAAAAAGCACTGCGCTTCCAAGCAGATACCGGAGGCCACCCTTGACGAGCTGGTGCGACAGGTCACGGATAACCCTTTCAGCGTCAAAAAAATCATTGCCGATGACGGCAACACCCTGCACTTTCACTTTTCAGACGGCACTGCGGTCACACGCACCTGGACAGACCGTTCACGAGCTGAAAGCTGGACGCCGGAAATGAAAGAAAAGGCACGACAGCAGTCACTGGCAAGAAGGAGGCAAAAATCATGAACACTGCGGTTCGGACGGTTACGGTGATACCACCGTCCATCAACCCCATGACCCACCTAACTGACACGCCGCTTTACAAACTGCGAGTTGCTGCTTACGCCCGTGTTTCCACGGACAGCGATGAGCAGTTCACCAGCTACGAAGCTCAAATCGACTACTACACGCAGTACATTCAGAGAAACCAGGAATGGACATTCGTAAAGGTCTATACAGATGAGGGGATTTCCGGCACGAATACCAAGCACCGTGCGGGTTTCAATGAGATGATCGAGGATGCCTTGGCGGGAAAAATCGACCTCATCGTTACAAAGTCCGTCAGCCGATTCGCTCGAAACACCGTGGATAGCCTCGTCACCATCCGCAAACTCAAAGAGAAAGGCGTCCAGGTCTACTTTGAAAAGGAGAACATTTACACCTTCGACGGCAAGGGTGAACTGCTGCTCACCATCATGTCGAGCTTGGCGCAGGAAGAAAGCCGCTCCATTTCGGAGAATGTAACCTGGGGGCAGAGAAAACGCTTCGCCGACGGGAAGGTCAACCTGCCATATAAGCAGTTCCTCGGTTACCGCAAAGGAGCGGACGGCTTTCCAGAAGTTGTACCGGAGGAGGCGGTCATTGTCCGCCGAATCTATACTCGATTCATGGAGGGGCTGACGCCGGGAGCTATTGCAAAGGAGCTGACAGCGGATGGAATTCCGACTCCATCGGGAAAACAACGCTGGCAGACCAGTACAGTGGAAAGCATCCTCCAAAATGAGAAGTACAAGGGCGCTGCACTCCTGCAAAAATGCTTTACAGTCGATTTCCTCACGAAAAAGAGGAAGGTCAACGAGGGCGAGGTGCCGCAGTATTATGTGGAACACAGCCATGAGCCAATCATTACGCCGGAAGAGTTCGACAAAGTTCAGACGGAACTTGCTCGGCGCAAGCGAATAAGCCGCCAGTACAGCGGAAAGAGCATTTTCTCCTCCCGCATCGTCTGCGGGGACTGCGGTTCCTACTTTGGCTCAAAAGTCTGGAACTCAACCTCAAAATACCGCAGGGTCATCTGGCAATGCAACGGCAAATTTAAAGGTGAGCACAAATGCGAAACGCCGCATCTGGACGAGGAAACCATCAAAGCACGGTTTGTTGCTGCTATCAACGCCATTATCGACAGCAAGGACAACATCCTTGAGGACTGCCGTCTGATGCAAGCCACGCTGACAGACTGCACGGGCATTGATGCAGAGATCGAGAGCCTGCTTGAGGAGATCGATGTGGTGGCCGAGCTGACAAAACGCTGCATCGCAGAGAATTCGCAGACGGCGCAGAACCAGAATGAATACGCCGCCCGGTACAATGGATTTTTGGAGCGGTACGAAAAAGCCAAGGCACAGCTTGAGCAACTTCGCGCCACAAAGGTTGCACGGGAAGCCCAGGCGGAAGCCATTGGAGCATTTATGTTCGAGGTGCAGGAACTGGATGCCCTCACCAATTTCGACGATAAGCTCTGGCTGACCGTCATTGACACAGTGACCGTCCACGCCGACGGACGAATGACCTTCAAATTCCAGGGCGGCACAGAAATCGAGGCGTGA